ATGGGATATATCCGCTTCGCTGAGCTCTCTGTGAGAAGTCTGCTTCAGTGGGGCGGATGCACTTTAAGCAAAGTGGCTATTCACCTCCTCTGCGACTGGGCGATACGGCTTCCACGCGCCATTCCATGGTGCCGGATCCTGGCGGGCAATCCCGTTCTCCCGAAGTCGTCTCTGTGCAGCATCGATGTCCCCTTGGAAATATTTATCTGCAAGCCCATGCAAACCGAGATGTCCAAGAAAGCTGTGATACGAACGGCCGAGCATGAGCTTGCCGCAGCCACGTGGACATTCGACCGGCACTTCCTTATCGATGACAGCCTTCCCGCCTAATGATTGAACGGCTCTATTCATGGGTCTCACTCCTGGATGCAAACGAAACTCGATGACTGGGGACAATGACTTTGCGCTGGCCATCGAAGGGATGCCCTTCGATCGCCTCCGCTTTGTACATGGGCATCAGCCAGTAGGGTGAGAGCACCATCTCGACCTTGCATTGCACCTGGAGTCCATCAGCGGTCGAGACGAAGGCGCAAACTGTAGGGGTGATGTTTAAATTCATGTTGAACATTGTGGTTGATCTCCTTACTACTTTCACAAATGGATAAAAAATTCCACGCCGCCATAGAGCATCATGGCAAGGGCAAGGAATAACAATGCGTAGAAGAACCAGGGCAATTGGATATCTTCTTCCTGGATCGCTTGATTTTCATAATGCTCACTTCCAAGTGAGCGTTCATACTCTTCTTTTTGGGACATAGTGATTGACCTCCTGTTGGGTGATTGGATTCGCACTGCGAATCATGTAAAATATTCGTTGCAACTCCTCGTGGGAGCTTCTGTGGTTGATGTCCTCCATGAGGAGTTGCAACGACGGGAAACGTAAAATGAACGTTGATCTTTCAAACTTCCTTTCCTCCCATCCATATGCCGAATCAACGAAACGGACATATGCAGACGTTCTGAGCCGACTGTTCGCCAGGAGCCAAGATCTGGCAAACATGTCGGCTGCTGAGTTATTGAAAATTTTGAATGAAAGCGGGTGGTCGAACGCCAGGCAATGTGTCGCGCTGGCAGCCGGTCAAAAGTATCTGGCATGGAAATACGGTCAATCCCATCCTGCCCTGGGTGCCAAGCTAAAACGGCTTCGTGGAAAACCCCAGCGCGCGCTCGATAAAAAGACTGCCCTCAAACTCATGGCATCCTTCGACACCTATGATCCAAAAGGCGCCAGAGATTTAGCGATCTGCACACTTGCACTTGATACAGGGCTGCGCGCCTCCGAGCTGTGCAGGCTTCAACTAGCCGATACTGATCTTGGTCACTGTGCCCTGCAAGTTGTTGTAAAAGGTGGGAAGTGGGCGGCGGCTGTCTTTAGCAACCAAACTGCTGAACACATCAATCGTTGGCTGAATTACCGTAAGGCAGCCAAAGGTCAGGGTTTTTTATTCACCAACACATTTACAGGGGAAGGACTGACACCTGAAGGATTGAATCAAATTGTCAGGCAATGGGGAATTGCGATCGGGATTAAACTTTCTCCGCATGATCTGCGGCGTTCATTCGCAACACTGGCAACAGAGCTAATGGGCGCGCCTGAGCGCATATTGATGGAGGGTGGTCGGTGGAGCAATTCTGAAATGATCCAGCGATACACGCGCACACTCAAGTTAGAGGCGATGCGAAAATATTTACCTGTTTCTGGGCTAATGGGAGAGAGTTTGCAGGATGATGAGGGGTGAGCTGATTGTAGAACACGTGGTTCTCAAGTAAAATACGCTTGCTTCCCAAGCAAGATATCGACGGTTCGAATCCGTTCACCCGCTTTGTCTAGACGTATTTGGTTGTTAAGGTACGGAGCTTACCTTACTTCCGAGCCAAGTCTAGCCATTGCTGAGGCGCCCGCTGGCCAAAGCGGGCTCCTTGCTTTAATGGACAGATCAGTCAGAAGATGCCGAATGACCATTGCCAGATTGCTTTTCCCTGAGCTTCAGAACACGCTCCAGTTCGCTCTTGGGAATAAAAATAGGCGAAGTCCTGCCTTCGAAGGGATCTTTCTTGAAACCCTTCACTTTGCCGGACCGCACCCATTTGAGCACAGTGAATCGGTTTACACCGACTTTTTTGGCGAACATTGGAACTGTCATGAGGTCTGTTTCGGTCATAGGACTATCTTATAACTCTTAGTCCGTTCTGTCAAGAGGACAAACCTTGCAATCTTGTTATAGAGCTTTATTGATCAACCGCGCGGAAAACAAGACGCACGAATCAGAAAAAAGGTAACAAGCCATGCCAAACATCATCAGATTTGGTAACTATATACCTATCACGCTTTTTTCTTTTTTCGCTTCTTGCGTTTTGGTTTCTTGATTTCCTTCGGAGGTACTTTGATTAGTTTCTTTAGCACACTCTCAAATTTATCGAAAGAGTCTGAGTTGTTTGTATTCTGTTTTTTCGATGAGTTTGGCATACGTGATTCTCTTTCCCGCAACCATGCCAAGCACGAGGGAAAATCTCGTGTGATCATTGTCGCGCCGATTATTAAATCTGAATGTCTGTTCATCCAAATAGCGAAACAGGTGAGAGACATCACAACTAACATACGTTCCCCTAAGCGACCGCTTGAACAGCGACCAGTAATTTTCAATGCCGTTTGTGTGGACATTTCCCCTAACGTATTCCGTCGCATGGTCAATGCTTTGGTGGATATATTCTTCCTCAAGTCCCTGATACGACTTCAAAGAATCCGTATACAAATTCGATTCGGCTTCGACATTATTTCGGATTTCAGGTTGCAATGTTTTCTTCTTGGTGTTTTTCACGACTTTGGTTTTTACGCGGCTAGGCTTATCCCCTGCATTTCGCTCCAACAGACCAAATACAATCGCTTTGCCAACTGTGCCACGTCCAACGCCCGATTCTTTGCGTTTCCACTCGTGCATGTTTTCCGCTTTGCCACCGATATAGGTTTCATCGGCTTCCACATCATCACTCAATTTTTCAAACGTGCCAGACTGCATGGCGAGTCTGATTCTGTGGAGCATAAACCATGCAGTCTTTTGGGTCACCCCAAGAGCGCGGGCAATCTCACAGGAGCTAATTCCGTTTTTCGCGTTCGCAATCATCCAGACCGCAGGCAGCCATTTATCAAGACCAATCGGAGATTTCTCGAAGATTGTACCTACTTTGACCGAAAATTCTTTTTTGCAGGATTTACAGCGCCAAATTTTGCGGGTGGTCGTATATGAGTGTCGCTCTTTGCTTTGGCAATGTGGACATGCAACCCCGTCAGACCAGCGTAGGTTTACGAGGTAATCATGTGCCACGTCTTTATCCGAAAAATATACAATCGCCTGCTGTAAGGTCTGCGGTCTATCAGTCATTGTATGCCTCTACGTCTTGGATACTTTCAAGCGCACTAGCTAAAGCTAACAAAGTGTTTTCGAGATTGGTATGGAAATACTGCTTTGCCAGCTTGCGGAGTTCCTTGATGTCTTTGCGGATTGCCTCGCTGTCGTCATATATATGGTGCATGACTAGGATTTCACCTCCGCCGATTTCCTCCAGCATCTCGCGGATCGAGCCTTGTCCTTTGTCTTTGCCGCGATGCTGGATACAACCAATCGAAGCCGCCACTTGGCGGACGGCTTCTTTATTGGTTAGTTGTGCGGTGAAGTTTGGTCGGTGTGGCATATTAGCATCCGCAGTAAAAGCCGGTCGGGCCGTCGAAAGAACCTTCTCGTTTAGCGATCTGATATGCTTCTTTTTCCGAATAGGTTCTACCGCATTCCCAGCAGGTGTAGGTAATGGTGATTTTTTGCGGCGTCTTGTAGTTGTCCAAGTTGCTTACCAGCCAGGCGGTGACATCCGTACCAACCTCAAACTTCTGAAAACCAGCGCCGCATTTCAAGTCATTGTAAAGATGATAGAACATATTCCAGGTAGCGCGGTCTTGTTTCTGGCAGATAAGCGTCTTTTGTTCAAAGTCTACGCCGCGAAGTTCAACAAACACCTTTGTTTCGCCGCTTCGCAACTCGGAAATAAATTTTTCAAATTCCACACGCAGGATGTCGGTGATTTCCTTTTTGACGCTGTCGCTCATGCCGTTTACAAAAAATATCACGTTACCTTCGAGGATATTCATAACCGAAAGATTGATGCGAACCCATTTCCCATCTTTGGTTTGCCTCTCAAGATCAAAGCCTTCGCCGCGAACTGGTATTTGTCTTTCTTTTCCTTGAATTGTTGTTTCCATTTCAAACTCCTTTGGTTTATGTTCGCCAGCCGAATTGCTAACGTATCCAAAGTGTATCATAGGTATATACCTTTGTCAATAAGTAAATACCTTTGCAATGTTCCTGCAAGGAAAGGAGTTTTTAGTCATGCGTGATAGGTATATAGTTACCAGATTTTGCCTATTGACATTCCTTGCAAAATCATTAAACTGTTGTGCATCTGTGCGCAGACTGTGTTCAAAAAGGAATAAAGAGAGAAGGAGCTTAGTGGATGCCTATGCTCACGCTTGCCTGAAACCCCGTCATGTACTCTGATGGTTCCGAACGTAATGAAAAAGCCGCCCCTGGTGTCAGGGACGGCTCTTTTTATTTCAATGAGATTATTGGAGAATGTTAGCCAGCCACCGGCATGCGGAAATACCCGCGTTGCGCGCGACGCTCTTCGATGAATGCCCCAATGTCCCGCTTTGGAATTCGCCATGCAGATCTGCTTCTCGGATTGACTCTGTAGGCATTTGGGAAATAGCCAAGCTTGCACCAGGTCGTGATGGCAGCAGAAGTGACACCGAGCATCTTCCCTGCTTCCGTGGCGGTCATGATTTTCTCTTCCAGATCAAATTCCAATTGCGCGATCATAGTCTCTATTTTAAACGATAACACGTAATTAAACCTTACGATTCCAGCGCGTGTAGTCAAGAGGTCTTGCGACGACCCCGCGCGCTGGGCCCGTTTCCATCCGTGTGGGCGCAGCCCCGCCCGGCCCCGACCGGCCCCCAGAAGCCCAAGAGATCGTGAGAGATATAGTGGCTACGCGATGCGGAGTGTTTCCTCTCCCACTGGGAGAGGGGCAGGGTGAGGGAGATCTCACCGCGCGCTGAGGGCATCTTGTTCCTGCAGATGGCCACGTGGGAGGACAAGATTACCGTTTTTACGGAAAGTGTAAAATCTGGAATCTTGTTTTTTAAAGCGGCGGATCCGTGATCATCATACAAGACCAACGAAGCAGTGCTGTGCATCGTTCTTGTTTGCCAGGCTCGAGCGGCCACAAACAAGAACTTCTTGTTTCCGATATCGTCCTCGAGGAAGGACAAGAATACTGAAAGCTCACTGCTTCTTGTTCACCTGGTAGAGCTGCTGCACGCGCAAAGCGCGCAAGACATCCCATGAATGGAGATACGCGAGCGCAGCGAATGCGAGCTTCCGCGCCTCGAAGACCGTGAGCGGAATGGAGACCTCTGCTGTTGGCTTTCCCACCGGCTTTACAACACCACCATACGATTCTTCCCCGGGTCCGTTTCGAACCTGGATCCAGACCTTATCATCTCTTCTGTGGATCTTCAACACACGTGATATCACATTGTCCTGGCTGTCTTTTCCGCCTTTGAAATCAACAAAATCAACGGGCTTGCCCCAGGAGAGATCGCTCAGCACCACGCGCGCATCGGCTACATCGAGGAACGCATGCGCCATCAGGCTTGCTCCCTGTCCCCGATTAAACGCACCAATAAAAAATCGAAGCTTCTCATTGGTCAGAGAATCTTCGATATGGAGCACCACGCGCGCATCGGCTACATCGAGGAACGCATGCGCCATCAGGCTTGCTCCCTGTCCCCGATTAAACGCACCAATAAAAAATCGAAGCTTCTCATTGGTCAGAGAATCTTCGATATGGAGAAAACGCGTCTGCGTGATGTGTGAAAAAATTCGAATACGTTCGAGACGATCAGTAGGTATGCTCATCATGAGCAATCATAGCATTACGGGCTCGCGTATTGCCACCACAAATCAAACTCATGCCTGGCGTGCGGATCCTTCCCCTCAAACGGCACCGCATAAAATACCAACGTGAGCGACTCGCCTGGCTCGATCGCAAAGTAAGGATCATAAATCATCTCCTGAACCGTTGGACCAACAGGCTCAGCATAGCGATCGATGCCCAGCACATTCATGCGCGTTCCATCCGAACGTTCCACGTGGACATGCACATCCATGCGGGCGCCCATATCCACGCCGGTCCACAGCAGAGACTTTTTGACAAGCAGCCTCAAGCCCGTTTCATTGGTCCATGTGATTCGATGCTCTTGCGCATCTGCGAGGTAGGGAAGCGTATCAAAGAGCTTGACCCCAACTAAATCATTGGGATCTTCACGCGGCGCGGGGATATGTGGATTGACCCAGCCTTCCACGATGTTCTGTGTGACCGGCTTCGGAAAGGTTGCGAGTTGAAAGAACATCACACAGACACAAAGAAGAAGAGCAATCTTTTTCACTCAAGCCCGTACAGTTTGAATGTAGACCCAGAGACATAATTACCGCTTGCCAGAATGATGTCAATTTGCGTGATTGCAGATGCGCTTTCCCACTCAAGGCTGTAGTCAATGACGATCTGGTGAACACTTGACGCGTCGCGCCTTGCAGAGCATTTGCCATGAACCGTCTTATTGAAGGTTGTATCTTTATAGAACGGGATAATAATCGTGCCAACTTGCGCGGAGTTGGAAGGGGACGTTGAGCCAGGGAAGTTGGGGAAGTCGTTATTGTCTGCCCCGTCTGCCCCGTCCGTGGATGCCCCATAACCATAGTGTTGTGTGCGGCGATAATTGGCAGCCGTAGAATCGTTATTGAGTTTGATTGTTGCGCCAATGCTTGTACCTGAGGCAGTCGAACGTCCGACAAATTCAATCTCAAGATGGGTGTACGTTCCAGGGATACTGGAAAAGGTAACCGTACCTGTGCCGGATGGGGATTGTGTGTCGATAAGTGTTCGCCCACCGCCTCCGCCGTCTGCTTCGATATCAGTTACATCGTCATTCTCGTCGATGCGCTTCAGGTGATGATCGGCGTCGTCAATAAATAATTTTTGCGTTCCAGCCGCGGGCGTGGATGGCTCGCTGCCTTGCTCCACTAAAATGATTTTTGGAAATTCGTTATCTGATCCTGTTGCCATAATTCACCTATCCTTCATAAAGCCAATCGCTGCCATCTTCCGTCTCGAGCGGCACAGGCGGCGACGTGACCCCATCTGCCATAAGTATTTCACCACTGCTATTTGTTCCACCTTCATGCACATGATCGTACCGGCTCGCAGTTAGGCCAACTCCCGCATCACCCACCGCGCCAACAGGCTCAGGGGTTGCGTTGCTGAGTGATGGCGTTCCATGTGTATGATCCTGGCGTGCATAATACCCAGATGTCCCCGCCGCGGGCGATTGCCCGAAATCTGTTTCTGTGACCACAGATGAACCAGGCTCGATCACAACGACATTCGTCACGCCAGATGTGGAAACGAGCGCGCTGAACGTGTTATTGATATTCCCCACAATCCGGCAATGCAACACACTCGTGAGCGAGATCGCGACGGGCGTACTTCCTCCCGTGAACACACAGCCCATGATCGTAATGTAGGAGAATGAGCCGCTGATGTTGATGGCGTTCCCGGTGTTATTACCTGTATTCCAAGACAAGCCAAACTGGATCGCGTTCAAGATGATCGAATGCCATGGATTGCCAGAGAGCTTGATCCCATGCCCGCGCACATTCTCGATCGAACAACTTGAGACGATAAAGATGCCTGTGCCACTAGCAGAAGAGGCGAGGTCAATCCCATGATTGAAGGTGATGCCATCCCCATTGATCTTGCAGTTGACGATCTTCCCGCCGCCACTGGACTCGATTCGGATCGCGGCGTCAGAGTTATAAATCCCACCGCCGAACGTGCAGCGCGAGAGATACCAATCGCCCGCATCATCATTGACGGTGTTGCGGATCTTCACCGCGTAGAGCACCGGCGATTGCAGCCAGCATCCATTCATGTACCAGTATTCGCCAACTTGTATATCAATATTGATATAAAAGCTGGACACACTCACATTTTCGTAATTGATGCGCTGACCAGAATTGGAACTTGAGACTTTAATGCCCGCCCCCGCGCTTGGTGTGGAGCCTGCGGTATTGGCAAGACTAATATCCCTGAAGCCTCCCTTGATAGCGGTCACGTCGAATAAGACCGCGCTCGCGCTATTGCACAAGATGCGGCTGACATAATGGCTTGTGTCGGGAAGATATTTATCCTGCCCCATGCCCAGAACCAAAAAGGGAACGCTCAACGTAAACCCGCCTGACGTTAGATAGGTGCCAGGAGGGAAGTATAAGACCCCGCGGCCCGCTGTGGTCAGGGCTGCAATGGCGTTTGAAACGGAAATCGTGTCGTCTGTGACCCCATCTCCTACCGCGCCATAATCCTTGACGTTGAACCAATCCAACCCATTTCCGGCTGATGTAGAAGTAGACGGATAGGAGGAGGGCAGATCGTTGACCAACTCGAACGGCGGTGGGAGTTGAATCACATCTACCTGCCTTCGCAAACGGTAGAGAATATTTCTCACCTCTTCCGGGTCGGTATAGTTGATAATATCTTCGGCTCTCATGGTTATATGAAGCCTCGTATCTTCATCAGGACTGTATTTTTCTCTTCGTCCAGCGCCATCGCCAGAATGCGAACGCTCAGGATCTTGCCCCGCACACCGGCCGGTAGAAACACTTTCGAGGATCGGGCCAAGAGCTTGTTGCCCGGCCTGAGATGTGTAAAGGTGTCGCCCACATCAAAGGCTTCGACCGTCATGTCGATATACGGCTGCTTGGATTGGTCAAGCGAAGTTTGGGTATAACCGTTAAGCGTGGTCAGTTGGGTGATGTTGCGAAATTGCAACGTGGCGCTGCGCGTGCGGTAGAGGTCTTGCGAATCTTGATCTTCCAGGACATCTGTCACCAGTTGTTGATCGGCGGTTGATTGCCCACTCACACCCATCAGGCGGTTTTGGATTTTCCCGTTGACTACGGCGGAGACCACTTTCATGTTCGCGCCCTGCTCGTTATCCTGAAGCAGGAAGCCCGTATCGATCCCAAGTTCCACGCCCACATCTGCATAGATGCGTAAAGGCTGCCCGGCGATCCGCTCCGGCCGCATGACCATCTCATGGCCCGAGCGTTCCAGGATGGGGATAAGCTGGTCCCACAGGGTACGCTGGTCAAGGGTTTCATCGAAGGAGGCTTGCGCGCCGCTGTCCTCTCCCAGGGATAAGAACATATCTTCCTGGCTGTTCATAATGCGGATCATCTCACGGACAATGGAGCCAATCGAGCCCACAAAATGATAGCCGCGCTCCGGGCTTCTGAGACTGAATAGGTATTCGATGTTATAGAGTGTCAACCCTCCTGGTAGTGTGGCGGTCCAGGGAGTATCGATCACGCCCGCCCAATCCGGTAAGGGTGGTCGCTGAATGAGCACTAATCGCCCTAGTTGCAGCCAGTCTTGAGACATGACTGAATCAGGCACGGTGACCGTCGTTTGCCCCGCGCCATCCACACCAGGATTGCCATACACCATCCAGCCGCGGTTACACGTGGCGTTGAAACTTCCTGCGGCGCGGTTTTGGAGGTCAAAGACGACGATGCGGCTCACAACCGCCTCGCATAGTAGTGCATATCGATATCCAATTCCCCCAGGTCTGGACCGGAAATGGCTATCGTATTGGTCACACCGCCCTTGAGTCGTATGAAGGCCGGGCGTCCCTCATCATCCATCGTGACGCTATCGAAGGCGTTGAAACCGTTATATTGCACCAGGTTGTTTTCACCATCGATGGAGAACGTTTTGGTAAGCCTCATCATGTAATCCAGTTGGATGGATTCGCCGGTGGTCTGGTTTTCGATAGTCACCACCAGCGGGTAGTTATCCTGTTCGCCCAGGAATGCGCCGGTGGGGATGTTGGAGGAATTGAAGTTGATCGTGGCGGTCAGAGCTTCAAAGGCCGCATACGCGCCAGGGGAGAACGGATAGGTGCCAGCAAGGATGAGTTGCAGGAAGCGCGAGCCGGTTGCAACACTCACGCTGTTGCGTGTCCACGTGGTCCAGCTGGCCGCGCTGCCAGGCGTTGCTTCTGTCCATAGGTTGAACCAATTGATCCCGTCCGCGCTCCGCCTGAGGGCTGCCAGACCTATCCAGTTGGCGTTGCTTCTGTATTTATCTCCTGTAAAGGAGCATGAAGTAATCCCCGCGGCGCGGTAGAGCTTGGCAAACAAGGTGATCACTTCCGGCTGATTGGGGGCAAACGAATCGAAGGATGCAACCTTGAAGCCAATGGCAGGATCACCGCTTTCTGCGTCCTGCTTGACGTAAAAGATTTTGCTGTTGCGCCCCAGGGCTTGCCGCGCAAAGACCCATTGCGGGAATCGGTTTGGATAGGCTGGGTCAAAGAAGAGATCGGAGGCCGTCCACACCCAGGAGGTATTGCTCGAGCTGGTGAGATTGATCAGGGGCTTATGCTGGTCGTAGAGCGCATCTGTGGAGGCGGGGCTGGATACGCTTGAATTGCCATAGCGCATCAGGAGCGGGTTTTGGATGTAGAGGAACGTCACGCCGGATGAATGTGATTCTTCGGTTGTGCCAAAGAGCCCCCGCTGCCCGATCATCAGGCGGCAGTTGATTGGGTCTGTGTTGGTGTAGGAAAACCATTCGTTGTTGTGATAGACGATCCCCGTCTTGGGCATTTGGGAGATCTTCAGTTTGGTATCGTCGTTGATCGTAAACTGGATATAGTCTATAGCGCCAGAACTGGCCACGGCTGCGCCTGAGGTGAGGGAAAATCCCTTTTGCAGATTGACGATGATCCAAACTTTTGTGGCTACGTTATTCGGGTTGACGATCCATCGCTTCTTTTCTTTCCCCGTGTTCATGTCGATGATACGCAGGTCATCGCAATCCGCTTGCATCTTTCCGGCGGTCACGAGTGTGGCAGTATCTACGGTGATGCACCAGGGGATCCAGCCATGCAGGACACCGGGTGTGTTGGGCAGCCTGTACATATTTTGGTACAGGTAGCCCGCAGAAGGCCCATCTACGGCGGTGAGGTCCAAGCTGAGGTAGGTATCATCCTTGCCCTCTACGTCGATGGTTTGTGTGTCACTTGTGCCTGTCACGGTCCAGGTGGGTTCTGTGGTTTCGGTCACCGCGCGCCAGGCGCTGAAGCCGGTCTGTAAAATGACCTGGAAGTATTTGGGGTGCTGTGGGTTTTGATTGACAGAGACCGCTCTACAATCCATCTGGTAAGTGGTATTGTCGTCCCCAAAGGTCACAACGAGTAACCCGTCCGTCCCGCGCTTAAACCAGGTCTTGAGTTGAGCAATGAGCGCGTGCTTATTGGTCTTATCCAGGATTTCCACATTCAACACTTTGGTTTGGGTCTGGACGGTGTACGTTCCCGCGTCAATGGAATCTGCTTCGGCTTGCTCGATGTAGACAGGTTGCGCGCTCGGGCCGCCGTGCGGGTTGAGAAGTGTGGCGCGATAGTTCGCCCCGTCGTTGATGTTGTGACCGTTGAAGGTGTTGACGGTGATGAGCATCTAAAACCGCCTGCCCTTCAACCTCGCGCCTAACCCGCTTGTGGTCGCTTCGGCCGGAATAATCGTCGGTGCGAAGAATTGGAACGTCTCATTCTGTGTATTGGACGTGTTGTTGACGGTTGGCGCGCTGCTGCCTGCGGAGTTAACCTGGCTCAACCCGAAAGCCATCCGGGGTAACTGCTGGTTGAGTTCTGCCATTGCCTCATTGATACCGATCAACCCCAATTCCCACGGCGTAGGCGAGCCGGGGGTCAACCAGGCAGGCAAGGACAGATTGTTGATCGCGTCTGCCATGTCCTTGAGCCATCCGATCGCGGTCTCGATGGCTTTTGAGATGCCCCCAAACGCCGGGGATAAGTTGTTTTTGATGAAGTTTGCCAGGGTGTGGATAATGGGCTGGAATGTGTCGGATAAGTAACTGCCAATCGCACGGAAGATCGGGAACACATTGGCGTTCAAAAATCCGTAAACCTTCTGAAGGGCCGGAAATAAAACATTCTGCCATAGCCCGGCCAGCACGCGCATATTGAGGTTGAATACAGCCCCGATAAACTCTGCGATGGCTTGAAAGAGAGGGAATAGGCTGCCACTCAGGAAGCCCCACACCGCTTGAATCGCAGGCAGTAAAGTCCCGGTCCAGAAGCTGCTCAGGGATTGCAGGGCCGCCGGGATCGTGGTCGAAAGAAATTCCCAAAGGGCCTGTAGTGCGGGTTGTAAATTCTCTTCCCAGATTTGAGTGACGATATCCCGAATGCCTCCCCAGTTGCCCGCCCAAGCTGCACTGAGCAAACCGACCGCGGCGACTATTGCAGCAATTACCACTGTGACCGGATTAATGGCTGCGATGATCCCGGCGATAATGCCCACGATGCCTGCAGCTGCCAGAGCTGCACCGATGCCGATCAGCGCCGCTTTGATCTCTTCCGAATGTTGTGTCACAAAGGGGATCAATGTATCGTTGACGAAGCTGCCAACGGCCTGAGTTAGTGAGATGAATCCATCTGCCAGGTTTGAGAAAAATTCATTGGCGCCTTCCACGCCCAGGGCGTTCTCCAAGTTAAAACCGAATTTGTAGAGGATATCGGCAATCGCACCGATAATATCGCCATCGAAATTAGCAAATGATTCCATAATGGAATCGATAGCCGGTACAACAAACTGCTCGATGATGTCTGCAAATTTGTCGAGGGTTGGCATCGCCTTTTCCAGCAGTTTGGCGGCGATATTATCCAACTTTTCCCCAAGTGGAGCTAAGGCAACTGTAGCTTTATTCTTAAACTCTGTCCATCGTTCTGCCGCCCCCTTAAGCTCATCCGACGTGGAAAGAATGGAGTCATCTGCGTTTTGCAGGGCAGCCACCATGTCATCGATTTCAAAACGTCCCTCACGGATCGCGGCCACCATGTCCGGCCCCGCTCGCGCACCAAAGACATCCATTCCATCCGCCAGGGCAGCCGTTGCATCGGTATTATTCTTTATGCTATCGAAGGTATCCAGCAAGCTCTCTCGTAATGGCTTCCCTTCATCCGCGAACTTGCCGGCCGCGATCCTGAGCGAGCCCATCACCAATTCAGTATTGACGCCCTCCTTCTCCCATTTCGAAAGCAAGGAGATGGTATCGTCAATTGTGAATCCCATCAGACGCATTGGCGAGCCGAACTGCACTGCAAGTTCCATGAGCCGGTTGATTCCAATTCCACTCTTTTGGCTGGCGACAAAGATTTTATCCAGCGCAACGCTGGCTTCTTCGGGGGCTAAGCCAGCATCTTGCATCATACGGGTGAACGCCTCGCCTGCGGCAACGGCATCTTCACCCATGAGGCGCGACATCTCTAAAATTTGTTTCGCTGTCGTCTGTGCAGCCTCGCCGGTCAGCCCTAATCGCTCATATAACAGTGCCAGCACTTCTGCGGCAGGCTGTGCCTCCGTTGGAACATCGGTGAAAACCGCCTTGAAATCTTCCTGGAGTTGCTCAAGAGCCTCGCCGCTGGCAGTGGTCTTTGTGCGCAAGGTATCAAAAGCGGTGCCCACCACATCGCCTGCCTTGAACGCAAGAGCTCCCAGCCCTCCCAAGGCAGCCAAAACACCCAATACAGCAGTACGAACTGCAACCAGGCTTTTGACCACCAGCTGATTCACACTATTCCCGAAATCCACCAGGGATTTGCGCAGATCGTGTACTTTCTTTTCACTTTTTCCTATATCCTGCCCCATTTCATTTGCAGCCTTGCCAACTTTATCCTCCCCTTCTTTCATGTTTTTGAGCGCGGTTTCTGTAGTCCCTAATTCCCGCTCCATCTTGTTAAGCGTCTCGGTCTCTTTGTTGAGCTTGATCTCCGCATCCTGGGCGGCGCGGCTGTTCTCCCCGTTTTCTTTGACCAAGCGGCTATGCTCTTCTGCCAGGGCTGCGACCTTGAGCTTTTGAATGTCGATTTGTCCGGTCAGGCTTTTGACGCGCGACTCCAGCCCCGTGGCGTCTTTCGTCCAATCGTTCAACGCCGCGGCGCTCGCCTTGAAGCCACTCTCCAGGACGCGTAATTCTCGATTCGCCGCACCCAGCGCGGTCTTGAAATCGGTGGTGTCGAGACCTAATTTACCGGACAGTTTCTCTGCGGCTTCAGTCATAACTTAGAGATCAATCACCGCGTAAAAGACTGTGACGGTCAGGGTGTTAGCGGCGTCGCCATCTTCCAAATCTCCGCTGGAGAGATTGTTAAACACAAGGTTGACCGCTTGGTTTACCAACTGGTACACCCTATCGTAAACGTCCGGTAAATTTCCATACCCTTGAATAAACGTCTGTCGATATGGGACACTCCCGAAAACAGAGCCGTTGCTTGCAAAGAAGCTATCTAGCGTGTTCCAGGAAGCGTCCTCGTTGTTCAACAACAAGCCTTGAACGGTCACGGCTGAATCGGCAAGCTGTAACTCCAGCACCCCCGCCGCATTCATGTTGGTGTAGGGGTTTTCGTAGGCTCCCTGAATTGAGAGGATAGTCAAGATAGGGACGATGAACTTTCCAGCCTCCGGCGCGGGCACAATTTCTACGGGAGTTGTAGGCAGCGCCTTGATCTCTTCATCGCTCAATACCACCGTGCGGCGCAAAACCACTCCGGTTTGATTCTCACTCTCGGGTGACCACCCTAATCGTTCATGCTGAGCCACCTGAGAATTAGCCACGTAGATACTTTCTCCATTTTTGGTCATTCGTACAGTAGGCATAGTTACTCCTTTACAGCCAATCCACTTCATCCGCGTAAGCTTGCTTGCTGCGTCCATTCCCCTGGGCTCGTTTTTCCCGCCACTGCGGGTAATAGAACGCGAACGGGATCAGGCTTTCGATATCGGTCAGATCAATCTCGCGCAAACTCCAATGGAACAGCTCCACGAAGTAGCATTTGAGATCCCAGAACCATTTCCCATCTCCGTCTACTTCTTCTTCGGAGATGGGACCCGAGGGTTTATCCGCGCAAACTCCACCGTCAACGAACTTGCCCGCGTGATGATAGCCTTGAGGACGTTTAGGCACTCCACCAGATCGGTCTGCTTTTTCAAGTCCTCGCGGCTGACTTTGTTGCCAAAAAATTCCACGATGAAATCAAATAAGGCATCCGTGTTCTGCCCGTCCTGGTCGGAAAAGCTGTCTTGCAAATTGATAGCCATATCCAGGAGATAAGACGGGATGCGGTTGCGCCTGAGGGTGTCTATGACCTCATCATCGTCATTGTATAAATTCAACTCAATCGGGCTGGTGGTTGAGTTCATGCGATCCTTCCTTTTTGTTTCCCCCTCTCCCATTAGGGAGAGGGGTTAGCTACCATTAGGCAATTGTGAAGTCGTACACGGTTGTGGCGAAGGCTTGACCGTAGACATCCACCACGCCAGAGACGACAATGAGATATTGCGCGCCAGAGGCGAGATTGGATACCGGGTCGATGGTGATGACCGTGCGGGCGGCGTTGATTGTTTTAGTAACTGCAATTGCCGCGCCGGTGGACACACGCACCAGGGAGATACCGTTGAGGGCACTACCCGAAAGCGGGTTCGAGAATGTGAGAGTGGGGGAAACACTCGCAGCCACACCTGTTGCGCCATCGGCAGGCGAGGGCGTACACGTCAGGGAGGGGGCAGAGCCAACCACCGGCACTTGCACAGCATCGAACCAGGTTGTGCCAGAGAAGCCGGTCGCGTCCTCATCACCGACCACGCGCTTGACCCCATCATCCACACTTCCGAGGTCGAATTGGTAAATGGTCTTGACCGCGGTAAACGTGATCTTGGAGTTCTTCGGATCGGGGGTATCCGTCTGAGATGCTTGCTCTTCGGTGGGCGCAGAGAACTTGCCTTTGAGATACTGGAAGTAGCGATAGCTCCCATTGGATTTCTTCGAACGGAAGGACAGCGCCACATCCGGAGGCGTGCCTCCGTTATCGAACATGCGGCCGGTGGAAGAATCATATTCCTTGCCAAGAAGAATTGATTGCGTTTCAAACGGGATACCGGTGAACTCAAGATCGATCTTCGTTTCACCTTCAGAGGCAAAGACATCATACGGGCCATCATCGGCATATTGAGTCAGAGAATTGGCAGCGGGGGTCGCGCTGGCGGTCATCACTGGAGCCATATAGGTCGGTGTGTCTGCGGCGTAGGCGTCCGCGTCGTCCTGGGTTACGAGGGCATAATGGACATCTCGCAATCCAAGCGTGCTTTTGTTTTCACTTGTTGCGGTCATAATGTTTACTCCTTACAAATAGACATAATCTTTCGCCAGTCCATAGTGACGTGTTTGCAGGTCCTGTGGTAATTGGCGCTCAGTGCTTTTTTGAAATCCAGCCGCGGTCATGGCAGTATCTACATCGGGGAGAGAGACCAATCCACCGCGGCTGAAAATCGAAACTTGAACTAAATAGGATCGCTCGGTCTCTTCATCGTCTGCGCTTTGTTCAGGCGATCCGTCGATTAACTGGTAGGCGATATAGGTATCGGGCAGCGTTGTGGTGCTCTTGTAGGGCGCCATTGAAAATGGCACAGCTGGCGAGAGTGTCTCCAGGGCATCTTTCACGCGCTCGAAAATGGTCGTCATTTCGTTGGTAATCCAAATCGCTCGAGGACAGCCTTCAGCATTTGCTTGAGCTTGCTCCGTCGCAATTTTCGGAAGGCTGGTCTCATGAAGGGCTCGGCTGCCTGGTGCCCTGTACCAAATTCTTTGTAAAACGCTTGTGGCACGCCCGGACCACCCACGCTTAACTCAATAAAGTGATAGTTGCCATCGCGCTGCACACTTGAGGAAGTGATCGATCTTTCGGTCTCACCGGTCCAAACTTCACCGGCCTGTTTCGTCTTCAGGAGGTGGGTTCGTAACTCACCTTCCGCGATCGGCGCGGCTTCTGTCAGCACATCGGAAACCACCTTATCCACATCCTTGTCAGCATTGACCAGGGTTTCGAGATAAGCATCCAAACCTTTAATCTCAAACTGGCCACGCACGGGCATCACACACTTCCTTTCGCGCGCTCGACGATCATTTCAACCCAGTGATTGCGGTCCTGCACTTGATCGATAGACACGATCTGCCAGGCTTCGCCATCTTTTAGAATGCGCCATGTCGGGACGATATCGGTACGATACCGCACCGTCACCGTTGCACGTTGAACAGATTGCAGCGCCTGGCTTTGCACCACTTCGGGTCCATGGGCATTGATCCAGCGCGCCCACACTGTGGGGGTCGTATCAATGTTGGCCCAATCTTCCACCTGCGCGCCACCGTCATCAGTGCTGATGGTTGGTTGCTGGAATGTGATGCGGGTTCGCAGATCGGAGATTGAGATATTGAGATCAGCCATCAGAACCACACCGCGCGCTCAGCCACGAACGCTCTCTTGATGTCCGTTGGAACATCCTGGCTCTCGCGGTTTTCGTACCAGTAGCCCACCAGTGCCAGGATCAACTGCTTGAAGCGCTCAGGCACATTCGACTCTGAGCTTCCATAACCGGCTACAAAGCGGACCGTGATTCCACCGGTTTCCTGCAGGCTCACGCCAGGCAAACTATCGAAGAGGATCTTGCCTGGCTCGCTCTTGATATCCACTCGGTAATCGGTCCACGTAGCTTCAGAAGCATCGCGATCCGTGTATTTCACATGCGTCACACTCACCAGCGGCGGGCGATAGAGCTGTAAGACATAGTTCGCAGGCCAGCAGTCAATGGTCATCTCCCATGTCTGGTTGATGAATGCGCGCCGCGAGAGCCCTTCCCCTTTCTCGCGCGCGGCTTTGATCAGCGACGTGATCAGTGTGTCATCATCGGTGCCATCCACGCGCAAATAACTCTTGGCGGTGGCCACAGAAACAGGCTCAGCAGCTGGTGCAGTGATCAAGCGCAGGTTCACGACTATTCGCCTTCACCTTCAGCGAGCTTGTTCTTTTTGGATCGAGATCGGCGCTTTTTGCCTTCGGCGGGTTTCTCCGCTTCGGGCGCATCTGCTTCAGATGGGGTTTCACCAACGACAGTCCATCCCAACTGCTTGTGGTTTTCCACAACCAACGGGCTGACCTCGATGGTCTCGCCGTCTTTTTCCATCTCTACAAGATCTTTCTTCATGATCTTTCTCCTTGTTCAGTCCCCTCCCCTATTCAGAGGAGGGGTTATCACGATACGAATGAATATGGACTAACCAAGCAGCAAAGCAATGCCTTCGCTCTTGACAGCTTTCACGCCCCACGCCACGGCGATCTCGATGATCACCATGTGGTAGCCAGGGTAGATAGAGACCAGGAACGAAATGCCACTGAATGGATCAGTGATGATCTCATGCTCACCCAAAGCACCTTCTTTGGGCAACGCGGGAACGCGGGTCACAAGGTGGAGAGCATAGCGTTCGAAGGCAAAGTTGCCTCTATAGTTGTCTCCCACTGTGACGCTATCATTGTTGGCATGGGAGCTTAGCAAACCGGGTTTGCCAATTGAAAGACTTCCTCCGGATAAAGCTGAATTGACAACATACTTGTTGGAGTCAGCAGGCGTACCATTGCCAAGAGTGATCACGTCACCAGCGACAATCGTGCCGGATCCAGTATCGGCCGCCAAGGTCGTAACATTCAGGGCATGAGCACCATTGAGTTCGTAGCTGGAGCCTGTGCCTTTGGTGTGTGTGACGATCTGCCCGGACTCGTGCAGATCAAATCCTTCGACGCGACCGAGTTTGGCATCACGCAGAAGCTCTGCAGAGCCGGCCTCATTGACCTTGAATAAGCTAGATTGAACACTTCGGATCTTGGCGCCAGCGGTCGTATTGAGCACCATGTGCATGTCGCTGGTCCACGCGCCGTTATCACGAAGGATTTTTTGCGGTTCGGCGAAATCGGACAGATTGCCAGCTGTGCCAAATGGGGTTGTACCGGCCGTGCCATACGCGCGCGACGCACCTTCTTTGGCGGCAACGAAGAGATCGCTCTCCATCTCGTTGCTCAGCGTCCGGAACGCCTGGGAGAACTGATCCTCCTTGATACGGTCATACAGCTTGGTCACGGAAAGCTGTTCCTCGCCGCTCCAGCGAAAGGGAACTTTGCGTGATTTGGTGATCTTCATCGTGCCAGTGATCATTGTTTGACCGGTGGGATCGCTGGGTGTAGCAGCGGGGGTCACATCGGATGCAGTCGCTGCCGGAACAACAGGATAGACAACAGACTGGTCCTTTGCAGCCATTTCTGCTGATCCGTTGACATACACCGCGGGCAGAAAGCCTTGCTGTTCGCGAAGGACACGATCCGCGGCAATTTGGATATCGGGGATTAACCCGGTGAGTGTATTTGCGCTCATGTTTGCAATTCCTTATTGAAAATTGTTTAATAAATTTGACCAACCTTGCGATTAGTCTGTGATCTTTCCGCCTGCCTTCGAAAATGCAAGGCGGTCTTCAGGGCTGAGATTGTTGTACTCCGCGCGCGAAATGACCTTTTTATTGGCGTTGCTATCGCTGGGCTTCTCAGCAGTGCTGACAACGAATTTCTTCTCTGCAGCGGCTCGAAGCTTTTCGCGTTCGCCCTGGATCTGTTCGATCTGAACATCGAGCTCAGCGACCTGGTCCAAGGACTGATTGAACTCTACGCGCTCTTCCTCGGTGAGATCACGGACCTCGTTGTCTGCGGTATCCACCAATTCGTTTGCACGCGCAACAAGCGCCTCGCGCTTATTGATTAATTCACGTTGATACTGACTCATGTTGTTTTCTCCTTCGAGATTTATCTTTCCCACCCGCTCCAGGCGCGCCCGCGCCTCTTGCGTATGGACATTGACGGAGGCGGGCGCCTGCCCACCCTCCGTTATTTCTGCAACAACTGCGCCCAATCGCGCAGATGGAACATTCTTATTGATTAGGTCATTAACCGTTTCTTCGAGTGTCGCGATCCGATCAGCCATCCCCAGCTTCACAGCCTCACGCGCGCTGACCACGCGCCCCTCTCCAAAACCACTTCGCACGGCTGCCGGATTGACCCCACGATGACGCGCGACAGCTTCCACGAAATAGTCATAGGATTCATCAACACTCGTCTGAATGGAAGCTCGAGCCTCATCACCAAGCGGCTCATACGGGTTTCCCTCCACTTTGAATTTCCCCGCGCTGATCAATGACACTTTGATTCCCTCTTTATCCAGCGCCGCGCTCCAATCCTGGTGCATGGCAAATACACCGATCGAACCCACATCACCGGAGGGACTGATCACGATCTCATCTGCAGCGGACCCGATCCAATAGGCAGCGGAAGCCATGAGATGATTCGAAACAGCCACAATGGGCTTCTTGCCGCGTGCGTCGTAAATCTTCTGCGCCACTTCCTGGATCCCATACACCGAACCGCCCGGGCTGTTCACATCCAACACGATCGCACCCACTTCCGGATCCCTGATCAGTGCATCGAACTGTGCTCCGAAGATCTCAGCGCTGGTCGCACCAGACATCTGCGTCATGAGGTTCGCGCGCGGGAAGATGGTACCGAAAAGCGGCAGGATGGCCACACTGTTCACTCTGCGATCGGCAGGCCGTGCAGCTCCATGAAGCTGCGCTTCAATTTCCGCGGCTTCCAGTTTTTCACCCTTTGCATGTCGTTCGACGATCTCTGCGAGGGCAGCGAGTTTATCGGGCAAGATCGCCCAGGGAGACTTTGTAAACGCCTGTAAGATATAAGATTTATTGTTCATACTCCAACTCCATTTCATCGGCGGGAATACTCTGAGCAAGGCAATCTCTCACGAACGCCAGGAACTCATCCATGTTTCCCGCTATGTAATCGTCCATACTGCTGGCGATCTCATCCGCGCTCATGGTCTTCACATGCTCGAGGCGGTTGTGCAAAAATTCAAAAACGAAATAGTGCATCTGCTGGCTGAAATCCACCCGGAACAAACGGACCTGCGCATCGAGCAAGGGCTGGAACTGCTTGCTGATAAACGCGGGATGGTCCGCGGTATAGAATTGATCGAGCCACTTTTCAAA